CACTTGAACGAATATGAAGGCAACATGAATGCCTTTGCGCGTCATTTGGCTCTCATTGATGAAAGTTTGAGCGTCGAAGCACACCGAGGTCGTCTGCGCAAACTGAAAGACGACAAACCAAACTTTTTTCCGACTGTTGAAATCATTGATTATGACTCGCACATACCTAAACAGTGGGATGGTGCAAGAGCAGACTTGGCCCGAATGCTCAATCGGCGGTTTCCTGAAATATCAACGAATGCTTGGAATCAACGAATTATGCGTGCGGAAGAACGAGAATCGCTCACACAATTCAGAAACCCCGATTTTATCGTGAACCAATTGAAAAAAGCCACTTCAAGCAACGATGAATTGTGGGCGACCATTGAAGCGCAGTCCAAAAAAGCCATTGAAGCAACAGAAGATGCTCGGTGGGCCACAATCAACATCAACAACTCCGACCGCTACATCGGCATCGCATTTCAAAGCGACCAACACATCGGAAACCCGTTTTGCGACCATGAGCGACTGCGACTTGATACGGAGTTAATTGTGCGACATCCTGATTGCTATGTAATTCACGCAGGCGACTACATAGATAACTTCGTGATTGACAAACCAAAACCGGCCATGAAAGCACCTATCCCTCCTTCCGTTCAGTGGCGACTGTGCGAACACTACATCAACATGAGTCAAGAGTCCCTTATGGCGATTGTAGCAGGCAACCACGACCTTTGGACGGCCAGCATGACCGATTATGACCCATTGAAGAAAATGGCGCAAGAGCGGGGCATTCTGTATCACGCACACGAATTGAACATACGCGTGATTCACGGCGACATTCCCTATCACCTGTCCATTCGTCATAAGCGTCGAGGCAACTCAAACATTGACCCAAGCCGTGTTGTTAAGAAAATGTGGGACGACGGCGAATGCGACTTTGACATTGGTGTAATTGGACACCACCACACGCCTTCTGTTGTCCCATTTACCCGACATGGCGTTGAACGATGGTCTGTTAGGCCCGGCGCATATAAAATCATTGATACCTTCGGTGAAATGTGCGGTTTCCCCCGTGAGCGACCAACGAGCCCGATGATAATTCTTGACCCGAAAACCCGTGATATTCAAGCCTTTACAGACTTAAGGCATGGAATCCGCATGTTGAATGCACTAAATGGTCGTGATGCAAATGCCTATATGGATGTCTGATGCAAAAGACATACGACTCGTTGATGTCGGCAGTGATTATGCGAGCCTGAACATTTTCACCAACGATAGCGTCATATCCGTGATGCTTGAGCGTGAAGAGTTGGAACGCATGACATACGGCTTGATTGAATGGTGTGGAATCCCTCTCTTTAAAAATCAACCGCATGTGTTAGAAGACGAGGAAGAATAATGCGCTTAATGACAACATTTCACCTTGAGCGTAGCAAGCACGACATTCAGCACTTTTATGAATGGCTTGGCTACAAATGGGGCGACCATATCGGTGAATGGCTTCGACTTTACACTGAACGGGGCGACCGACAGGTTCACCGTGTTTGTATTATTGCACCTCGCGACCATTCAAAGTCCACAACGCTTCGTGTGAAAATCCTCCATCAATTGCTTTTTGAAAAGTGGCGAGGCAAACCCTTCACTATTTGGTTGTTTTCTGCAAATAAAGACCTTGCTATCAATCGTTTAGAGGAAATCCGGCAAGACCTTAAAAGACACCCTGAATTGTCCCGCATGATTGACACCACAAAAGGAAACCGCTTTGAGTTGCGCCTCACAAACGGGGCTTGGATTAAAGCAACCTCGGTCGGCTCAGGTATTCGTGGAGAGCACCCTGCGGCTATTGCTCTTGACGATGTGCTCGACGACCAAAACGATATGTCCTATGATGTTGTCCAGCAGTGGTTTCGCAAAAAATTAACGCCGATGTTGTCGCCTAAAACCTCGCTTTATTGTGTTGGAACGCCCATGAGCATGAATGACCTCTATCACACTGAAATGTTGAGCAACGATTCATGGGTCGTGTGGAAAAAAGGGGCAATCGTTAATTATGATGAATGGCGTAGCGACCCGGACAACAACGAACCTGTGTGTCTTTGGGAATCAGAACGCCCACTTGACTTCTTGCTTGAGCAAAAAGCCGCTATTGGCGAATTGGCTTTTGCGCAGGAATACCTGTGTAAAGTGGTGGACGACGACAGTGCAGTGTTTCCTCAATCGCTCACACGCAAAAACTTGAACATGGATGCCGTTCTCGAAACGAGCAAAGTGTATGACGGCGTTTATGTTATTGGTTTTGACCCAAGCCACGGCATCGGACAGGACTATTCGGTGATGATTGTGCTTCGACAGGACAAAGACGGCAATATCCATGTCGTGAACCTGTGGCGGCGCAACGACTTCCCTCCACAAAAGCAAATCCAGCAAATTGCCGACTTTAACAACGCCTATAAATCGCCAACATTCGCATTTGAAAGCGCAGGGTTTCAAAGTCTGTATAAATCGCTCATATCCCAAGAAGGAATGACGCTTGACATCAAAATGAGCAAGGTAAGCAACAAAACGCTCAAACAGGGCTTGCTAAACCGGCTTCGGGTGTGGTTTGAGCAAGAACGGGTCATAATCCCCTTTGGAAACGACGAAACACGCCGGGTCATGTCCATATTGCTTGACGAATTGGAATCACACGCATGGAAAGACGGCGACATCACCGATAAAGGCCGACACAACGACACTGTAATGGCTTTAGCGCACGCCATAGACCAATTTAAGTCCAGTCTGAACCGTGAAACGCCCATGATAGCGGGCCAAACAGATATGTCGCAGTGGAATACGGCTAAATCGCAGAAAAAACGCAAGTCTTCACGAAAATATGTCGCTTTTTGGTGATATAACGCTGATTTTCAAAAAATTGCGGGTAATTTTTTGCGGGGGTTGGCGTGTGCAGGGGTGGCGACTGCGCAGACTTTTGGCGGTTTTCTGCGCATAAATTGGCGCATTCTGCGCACAAAAAAATGGGCCGCAGTGTCCCGTTTAGGGCTGAAAAATCGACGACCTGAACGGCTGACTTGTTAATAATTAAGGCGCAGTTATTAAAATCGGGCCGTCGTTTGCGCCGTTTGGGCTGAAAATCCACCCCCAAACCGATAGACTGCGAGCCCATCGGTCTGCTCAGTGCTCAACCAATGGTTAAGGAGTCCGGGGCCGAAACCGATGCACATAGAGCCTGTTTGCGCCGTAAATTGAGCCGTCTCTGTGTGGGTTGGTCGGTTTGCTCAGTCTAAACGGTGGACTGCGGCGATGTCCCTTCTACACCATCGGCGCAGTGTCCCGTTTTTCACCGACTGCCGGAGGGCATCCCTCCAATCAGTGCGCAGAATCCGAAAACCGAGGGACTGCGCCCCACCTGAACCACCGTTTGACCCAATCCGTTCAAGAATCAGCACCTCGCCGCCGGATTCAGGAAAGAACCCTTCCGGTTTCCGGTTCTGAGCAATCGGCGCAAAGGGTCGTTTTTCAGCACCAAACAGGGCCGTCGTCTATCGTTTAGGGTCGTCGAATCGGTGGCCGGGGTGGCCGTCGTAATGTGGAAACTGAGCACAAAAACGACGCACTGCGAAGCGGAGGCATCCCGAAACCGATGCACTGCGTCCGAAACCGTTGCACGGAAAGACCGGCGGCCCCTCGGCGGCCTGACATCGGGCCGGACAAAACGCAACACTGCGAGCCTGTGGCCGTTTCGGCGTGGTTCGGCGTTTCGGGCCGATTTGCCGGTTTCTGCGCCGAAAACCGGAAAGTGCGATTTTGCGCCGAATCCTGAAACCGATGGACTGCGCCGCAGTGCAAAAAGAAAACCGTGGGACTGCGAGCCTGCCGACTTCGGCACTGCGCCGAAAGTGGCCTAATCGGGACACTGCGAGCCACTTTGCCCGGTTTGTCCGGTCTGCGCCGCCGACCTGAGCGGCCCAACAGGCTCTCAGTGCATCGTTTGGCTTTTCCTAAACGGGACACTGCGAGCCTGTCGGAAATCGTCGATTTTGCCGATTTTAGGGCGACCTTAACCGATGGACTGCGCCACTGCGCAAAATCGAAAACGATGGACTGCGCCGCATCGTTTGCGTCGTTCTCAAGTGGTGCAAAAAGGAAACCGTGGTGCGGCGGCTTAACATATTTCAAATGAACCCGTCCCTGAACGGCCCTGCATCGCTTTCGGCTTCATATACCCTCAATGAGAAGGAGGGAACGCCGACAACCGGCAGGAGATACAAATGCAAATGCAGAAGTTGAAAACGATAGCCTGCGCCCTCATCTTTGTGATGATGGCCGTCCTTGGTGGGACATCCACCACGGGACACCCAACCGAACCCATGACGGAGGGTCAAACCGTCCCTGATGTTCAGGAGGTGAATGGCGACGCTGAAATGCCTCGCAGTGCATCGCTTCCTCGCCGCGTCGTTAAGCGATGGGCGCACATCCTGATTTTGCGCCGCCGCCGTTCCCGTTTCCGGGTTCGGTCTGCGTTGGTTCAATACCTGCCCCGATGGTCTGCGGAACGCCGCCGACTTGACCGGCACGCCACGAACCTCCGCTTCAAGGCCGCAGTGCGTCATTTGCTCAGTGCGCCGATTCGGAAAATCGACGAATGGCGACAGGGCCGAATTGCGCCGCAGTGCGCCGTTTGTGGCGTTCATCAGGACGACGGTTTCGCCGTGGACATCACCCTCAAGCCCTCGCCGCTCTGTGTGGATTGTTGGGCCGAGCCGATGGACTGCGAGGCGGTTCAAGGTTCAGGACTGCGAGCCCTCGCCGTTCCTCTATGCGCCGCCGCCCTCCTTGCGATTTTTGCGCCGCATTGGTTGGCCGGTTTGGCCCTCATCGGGGCGACCCGGCAACCGTTGCCCGATTGGGCCAAGAAGGCCAAGAACGAGCACGGCGCAAACATCCGCCGCCATTCAAAGCACACAATGGCTCAGTGCGCCAAATG